TAAAATTGAGAATTCTGCTGGTAGCGTTTCGTCGCCTTGGGCTATCTTGGGCTATACTACTTGTTGTTACACCACTAAGTGTAGTTTCAAACTTATAAGAAGAAATTGCATTTTTCCTTAATCGTTGTCCTGCTACAAATACATCAAACTCGTTAACTCCGCCTGCTCCTGGTGTAAAATCTAACTCAAACGTAGAACTTGTACCGTCTGCTGTAAATACTGTGCTTATTGTTTCATCTTTGTATGGCATAGAAGCATCAATACTTTGATCATAAATTTCTGTACCATGCGTATGCAAGTCTTTTACTCCTGTACCTAATGTACCTCTTTGTAATTGTTTTAAAAGATTACCTTCTTTTTGTCTATATTCAATTCTCTCTCCGTTAACAAATATTATGCCAGGATATTCTGAACCTGCTGTAGGATTAGTAATACCACTAGCATCTACTAATTCAATTGTTTTATCATAAGGAGTTAAATCTTTTCCAAGAATAAAGTTCTTATCACCATCTATTCTCTTATAATGATTTCTGTTAAGCATATCTTTAAACTGTCTAAATGCAAATTTAGTTATTACTGTTGGATTACCAAAATGTAACACTTCTATTCTATCACCTTCATTTAACGGACTTACTAATTTAATAAAATTTTTGTCTGTAGTAACACTATAGTCTACGTCTGCTAATAAAAGTTTGTTATTTAATATCACCCAAGCATATTTAGAATCAACTACTGGGCTTCTTAATTTAAATAACCCTGCTCTTAAATTATTTAAGAAATAATATTCAGGTGTTCCTTTTGTAATAGGTGTATTTTCTTGTACAGTATAAGATTCTCTTTCAAATTTTTGAGCCGTGCTATTACTAAACTGATAAACTTTCATTCTAGTTCCAATTGGTCTATCTACTTCAAAAGAACAAATAGTTGGAGTTGGAACAAATACGTTTGATGAATCACCTTGTTGCTCAAAGTAACCAAATCTATATTGACTTTCTGTTATAATATATACTAATAATGTATCTCCAGCTACACCTATGTTATCTGCAAGTTTTACTGTGTTACCTTTTTGTTGATCTAAAGGCGTATCACTATCAAATGCTTCCGCTGATGTAAATGTCCAGTCTGTTGCATACTCTAACATTCTACCATTTAGATAAACTTGAATTTGTGAACTTTGTACTAATGCAATAGGTATTTGCCACAGGTCTAACTTATAATCTCTTGCCGACGAAACTGTAAACTGCTGGTTAAATCCAGAATGTAAAATATCATCTCCTATTTGTACAAGTGTGTGTATGCCTGCAGGACCATATGAGAAAGGTGCTTGACTCAATACTAGTGTATCATTTCCTTGTGGTGTAACTGCAATAAATTCATCGACTACTACTTGACTAAATGAATCTATTTCATCTCCGTCTCCAATGAATAATGCAAACCTAACAACATCACCTGCTTTTAAAGGTGAAGCTAAAACTAGTTCAACATTGTTCGGATGTGATCCTGTACTTTTTACAAATACAGCTTCTAATTTTACACCGTTACTAGTTGCAATGCCTTGTACGTTATCAGTCCAACGAACATTTGTTTCAAAATTATTTGAACTTCCGTCACTTACAAAACTATCTATATCTAAAATTTGCAAGCCTGCTACTTCAACTAATGTTAAATTAATTTTAGAACCTTCTGCTGGTGCAACTTCAAAGTTAACTGTTTTATTAGCATAGTTAACTTTATAACCTAAAGTTGAATCATCAGTAGTAGGTTCAAGTATATCAGATCCTACTTTAACAAATAATGAACTTCCTGTAAATGGTGTCTTACCTAAGTCAAACGCTTTAGTAGATCCGTCGCCGGTATAGTTTCTATTTACTAATATACTACTTCCGCCGACTGGTCTTTCAAATACACTTATGTCAACAGCATCTAATACTTGACCTGGAACAATTTCTTCAGGTCCTTTACTTGTAGTAGGAGTTACAAATCCGTCACCATCTATAGTAATGTCTTCTGCTTTTAAGCCTGTAGCTGAATTATATGCAAGTGTTCCACCTACTATACTAGTGTCATAACTTTCAGGGTCATTAATAAAACTACCATCGCTTGTTTCTTTTCTTACTATAATAACATCATCGGTTTGCGTTGGTACTTCTAATTCTTGTAATTCTATAACAGTAGTTACACCATCTCCTGTAATACTTTGCATTACAGCATTAGGATTTTTTACTAGTGCCGAATCATATCCAGGCTCAGGTGCCCAATTTGGATCATCTAATCTAATACCGTTTCTATATAAATTATATACTACTCCGTTTTCTAAAGGTTTACTAAGTGTGATGCTTATGGTACTGCCATCAAGTTTAAATACCTCATCTTCGTAGGTAGTGTCGTAAGTATCCCAAGAGTCAGTAAACCAAGGTGCAGAATCCCAACCAGTGTTTCCGCCAAATTCAAAACTCTTAACTTCAACTCCGCCGTAATCTATACCATCCATTACTTGTGATAAATCATTGCCATACTGTCCTGCAACCGGATTGTAAGCTAGACTAACTCTATCTGCTGCTGTTAAATATTCAATTGGTTTTTTATAGTTTATAACAATAGCAGTATTATTTGCTGGTGGTTTAGTGAATGTTACTCTACCAAAATATCTATCATAACCTTTTGTGGTATCTTTAACATTTTCATATGTATATTCACTTTGTAAAGAAAGTTCACCTGCAATAGTTATTTCTACAGTATTTGTTCTTAAATCCATTGGAAAAATTAAATCAAATATATAAGAACTGCCAGAGCCTGTATAAGTTTGTGATTCGCTTAATTTTGTTACTACAAATTTTCCAGTAATTCTATCAAACTTTATAGTAGTATGCATTCCCCTTACTAATCCGTCACCTAAGACTGCGACTAATTTAGCTTGTCTGCCACCTTCAGCGATAGATCCGTTTACTTCTACTACTGGAGGATTAAGATATCCAGTGCCTTTATTTGTAATTTCAATTGATGCAATTTGGCCGCCTCTGCCTAATTTAGCAATAGCTACTGTTCCTGAACCTGTTTCTGTAGTGCTTAAATCCTGTCCAACAAATGAAATTGTTGGTGCTTGTGTATATCCACTACCTGCATCAGCTATTTCAATACGTTTCACTTTATAAGACAAATTGTCTACCCAGTTTTTGTTTGGATACGTTGTTAAATCTGCATCTGTTCCTACAATAGCATTATCAATAACTTTTACTGACGGTGGAATAATTGTTTTTGTTATATCGTCCCATCTTGGAGGTAAATCAAAATCTGTAACTAAATTTGCAGATACATTAATTTGATTATAATCACTTATATATTCTCTTAATTTAGATTTAAAAGGTTTAACTTCTTTTAGATATTCTTCATAGCTAGGCAGATTATCATTTTGAAAAGTAGTTTTTTTACTTAGATCTCCTACATTATGTCTTGCTTTGATAAAGCTAGTTTTAAATGCCCAGTCTACTAATCCTTGTTCAGAGAATACGTATTTTAAACTTGATAAAAATAAATTATTATATTCTACTGCTAGTTCATCTATAAACAAGTTATCTCTTAATGCCTCAAGAATAATTCTTGTTTCTTTAACTGGCTGCACATCATAAACTTTTATATCATAACTAGCACTATCAAATCCAGATCCTACACTAGTATTAAATAATGATGGTAGGAATTTAATTGTTCCATTTTGTCTACCAATAGTTTTGTAATTTATGGTATAATCAATCGAGTCTGCATTATCAATTTTTTCTAGTAATAGCCAACCACCAGTTCCTACATTTGCAATCTTGATTACATCACCTGTATTATCATCTAAAGACTCTAACTGATAACTAGAATCTACTAAATGATTTATATCGGTAAATTCATTGTATCCAGTATCGTACCAATCTATATAATCCCAGAATAAAGAAGTATCAAAAACTTGGCTTACTTTTCTTACCCATAATGTGTTGTTAACATTTCTTTCATAAACGGACCATTTGCCTGATAATGTGCTATCACTTCTAACAAGAACTGCAAAACGTCTAACACTTAAAGTTGTTAGAGTTGAACTGTAACCGCTTCCTTGACTGTTTACTGTCGCTGATGTTACAGTACCTACACTATTGATTGTAACTGTAATATCAGCAGATGTTTCAAATCTTCCGTTAATAATAACTTTAGGAACTACTTTATATCCCCTGCCAGCTTCGGTGATAGTTACTCTGACTATTTTACCATCTACTATTACTGGAGTTAATACAGCTTGTTTTACTTTAGCAGTACCTACAAACTCTAAATCCTGGAATGTATCAACAGCTAAATCATAAGTGTTTCCAGCTGCTAGAGGCACTTCTTGTTTAGAAAGTAGTGGTGTAATAATTTTATCATCTACTATTAAATTTTCTTTTAACACAAGATTTGTTCTATCTATTACTTGCTTTAATGCTTCCGTTTTATTTACAAACCATGACTGTCTTGGATCGTTTAATATGCCATACTTTTCTTTAGCTGATAAGTTCGGATCAGGAACAATTCTTCCTGCATCATCGTATCCAATTAAACTGTCAAACCATTTTCTTTCTATATCTGCATTTGGTTTACTAGTATCTAATCCTGCTGTATACAATTGATATTGATTGTGTATATTAATATCTTGATTTTCAATTGTCCAATATTGTATGCTTAATGCAACTTCTTTATCTTTAAGTAGACTTTCACAATTATGTAAAACAAAACTTGTAGGACTTATAAAATTAATAAACCTATAGCCCATTCCTGCAGGGTTGTCTATATATCTAGCAACATTAAAAGAACTTAATTTTCTTGTTTCAATATTAGGTGCAGTTATTATTCCTTTTACCCAATAATAATATTTGTTTGAAAAATTCTGTGCGATACTATCATAAACTCTTTTAACTGCATAAACTGTATCACCGTACTTTGTTGTTCCTGTGATACCTTCAGTTACACCTTCAGTAGTTGCAGCAGTTGCGTTCCATTCTGATGGTAGTAATGTGCTTTCTACCCATTCGTATACATCTATACTATTTCCTGTAAACTGTGTGTTAGAGTTACTTACACTAAAAATAGTATTACTTTGATAAGGATTTAAAAACTTAGTTGTAGATAAGTCCCACCAAAGTTCTCCAATTTGTTCTTCGCCCCAAACTCCAGATTTACCAGTGTTGACTTCTGCTGTTCCAACTGTATATACTGCTGGATCGTAATGTAGTTTATATGAAAGTTCTTGTTCAGCTATACCCGGAATCTTTCCTTGTATAGGATCTAAGTAATCTATGTAACTTACTAATTTATTTTCTTTTGTATTATATAATAAAACTTTTTTAATTTTTGCTACATCAACAGTATCTTTAGGTGATGAATGAGCTTCCCAAATGTTGTTAGTTGGATCTTTTCTAAAATCTATTACAGCTCCATTTTCTCCATCAAAGACTGTATGTTTTGGCAATCCTACATATACATGGCTATTGTTAGTATATAAATTTAAGCCGAAATCTTTTACACTATTGTTTGCGTTTGTATTAGCTACTGCTTGCGTAGAGTCGGACAATTGATTAAATGCAAGTGTTTGTCCGTACACTAAATTTCCGCCAATATTCTCATATAGATAAACAACTCCAGTATCAATAAATTTCTTAGCAAAAGTAGTAAAGTTATTATCCCAGGTTGTTTGTGGTATAAAGTCTAAAGTATCAAAAGTTGTTTTAGCATCAGAATCTGCATTTTTTGCAGTAATAGCTAATAATTCATTATCAAAAGCAAGTTTAATACCAAATAGTTCTACTTTTTCATTACCTCTACTAAACAACGTTTGTGATAATTCAAATAAACCAGTAGTTGTATTTTTCTTCATTACAAACACTCGACCTTGATCAAACTGTATACGTGAAGGATCTGTTTCGCTACGTTGTGTTTCTGCAAAAGGTTCACCAATTGCAATCATAGTCCCATCACCACTAATAGCTATGTCCGATCCCCATAATGTTTTATTAAATGACCATACATCGTCATCATCAGTTTGATGTGGGAAACTAGATTCCATTATACTTTGTGTTCTTTGATAGTTTCCGTTTTTATTCCTATAAACAACTAGTTGTGATTTTTCGCCACTATCATATCTAGCAAGTCCTATGAGTACCTCACCGTCATCGGATACATCTATTCTATTAAAATTAAATAGCCCACCTTGATCTAAAACCGTACTAGGATCAGCACTATCAAAAATTGGTAATATTTCTGTATTGTTAGGTACATAACCTAAATAATCTAAAGGTTCAGTTTGCTGTGTCCAATTTGCACCTACAAATACTCCTGGTGATAAGTTTGTATTTGCTTTGTAGATACCTCCATCAAGGTAAATTATATCGCCAGTTTGATAACTTACTAATGACGAGTATGTACCTTGAAACTTTTTATCCTTAGCAAGTTCCCAATTCCAAGTATCACCATCTGCATCTGTTCCATGTTTTATAAAATAAGTTCTGCCTGGCTGGAAAGTACTATCATCAAGTTGTTTATTTAATTTTCTAAAAGTTCCAAACGTATTGTAATCTTCGCCTGCATGTACAAAAAGTCTGTATAAGTTATTTTTCTTTGCACACTTTATTTCAGATCCTAAATAAAAATCTTCCTTTGCTTCTGGTACAATATAACTTTGTAAAAATGCATACCTATTAGTTGTTCCTGTACCAAAAACTGAATACATTCCTTGATTTTCAAGTGTACTTGCTGTTGCTCCACTTACCGCAGGAATACTGTATACATTTACCCAGTCATTATTTCCAGCGGAAGGTAAATTAGCTGCAACAGGCACACCTGAAACTGTATTTTCTTGATAGAACCAATACTCTGTATCTGTCATTGCAGAAGTTGTAGGTACAGTTATGTCTGCTCCCGAATCTACAACAATTAATTTTCCTATTCCTTCTGAAGCTAGTCCTAAAGACTTTCTTTGTATCTCTCCCATTACACGATCAACTTGATATATTGGACTTACGTCTGTAGGCGTTCCAATAAACTCTATTTCCGCATTATTGCTGAATAATGATCCGTTTGAAAAATCTCCAACTACATCTTTAACAAAAATTGTTGCGTTTAATGCATCTCTTTGATACAATGCTACTTCTGCTGTTGCTCCTGTAGTTACATCTCGTACAGTATCACCTACCCTAGGCTCAAAAGGTTCTCCAAATAGATTAAACTTTGTAAATCCAAATTTAATATATCCATCCCATAACTCATATACAGTTAATTCTTTGTTTGTATCAGCATAAGATAATCCTATTGCTGAAGGATCATTGCTTATCCCTGAAGAATATCTTGCTAACGATGGTATTAACATCTTAAATTTACTGCCATTAGATAGTGTGTCAGTGAGTGCTTTAGGAGCTCTAACTACAAAATATGGACTTAGAAAAGGAGTAGTTGCGCCGCCAGCTCCTGGTAAGCCTTGATAACTTAATGTTTCTATGTAACTAGATAGAGTGTCTTCACTTGAGATTGTAGATGTCTCAAAATCTCGTGAATTAAAATAATAATTAGACGGTGCTGAACTATCAGTAATTGCTTCTTGAAAGACTAAACCTTTACCTTGATCCGACGTTGTTGAAAAAATATCATAGCCGCCTGGAACAGTAATCATAAAATACCCACCGTAGTAGCTACTAACGTCTGTTGTTTCTGAAGGAGCAGCTGTAGTATATTCGCCTACAAAATCACCATTAGAAAGGAATAAACTATCTGTGGAACTAAAACTACCTGTTATCTCATTTAGGTATAATCCTATGCTACCGCTAACTTCATATGAGTATGCTACTGTACCGGATCCTGTTTGTGTCTGAACTTTATCTCCTGCTACAGGTCTATTTGTAAATGCATTAATGTTTAGAATTAAATCAACTTTCATCTGTATTTGATGAGTACTACTAAAGAACGTAGAGCTTAATGCTGGCATGCCGCCGCCTGGGAAAGGTTCTTTATCTGTATAGGTTGTTTGCTCTTGATTAGCTATTGTTTTCTTATTCCATTTCAGCTTAATTTGATCATTAATATCAAGACCTGCATATTGTAACTTTGGTGCTTTAATTAATACATGATCAACATTAATACCTGTGAACGGATACTGACCTGTTAATATTACGTCTATTTGTTCTGAAGATTGTGTTGTGTTACCAACTGACTCTATTTGTTGCACTACGCTACCAAAACTTGTAAACTGTATACTAGCAGACTGAGGTACAATTGATGTAGTTGCTTTCCATAGTTTATTATTATAATTTACAATATCATCTAATACATAAGAACTACTAGCATCATAATTATCTTTATATTTTGTTTTTACTTTACTTGCATTAGGAGAGCCAACAACTAAATATTTTCCGTCTTCTGTCAAAGAAATAGCCGCACCAAATTTTTGTAACGGTGGCTGTACTGTTAAAACTGTAAATTTACTAGTATCAAAATCGGCACCGCCAGTATGTGTTTCTATTGCTGTATAAAATTTATTATTTGCTTTAACAAGATCACCCTGTGTATAAGTTGCACCTGTAAAAAATCTTTTAAATGTAAATGCAATATCTGTAGGTGCGGTTATAACTTGTGACAAGACAAAGTTTCCAGTAGATGATCCTCTTGTATAAATGTATACTTGACCGTCATCTTCGTCGGGTGACCCGATTGCTAAAACAGTATTACTTTTATTTGTAGTTATAGATGTTGCAAAAGTTTCGTTTGCAATACTTTCTCCGCTACTAATATCCTGTAACTTTGTAAATGCTTGTGTATTTTCATATACTTTCCATTTATTGTTAGCGTCTTGATCGATCCAAAATTTTGATTTAAGTGTTGCTAATTTTTGTGCAATATTATTCAAGTTGGCTAACGAATCTGTTCTAACAGATACTAATTTACTTAACTTTCCGATACACTCATCTATGTCTTCGACTTTTTCTGAACTTTCAAATGTAACTTTTTCTAAACTTATAGATTTTACTTTAAAGAATCCACCAACTGCTGCTTTAGTTGTTTGAGCGTTTGCAAATGTACTATCTCCAGGATCTAATGTTGTCGAAATTAAATCATAAACTCCAAATATATCGCCTGCTTTTATATTCTGCGGAGTTGAAGTTAATGATACTGTAAATTCGGTATCGCCACCTGTAACTTTTTCTACAATTAAATCTGTATCATCATGCCTGTATATATTCCAAGAAAGCTGATCATTACCTACCCAAATAAGATCTCCTTTATTACAATTAGAAAAATCTATATTCAAAATTGCATCAAAGTTTTTTACAATAAATTTTACATCATCTGCATTAACATACCCGCTATCTGATGCATATCCTTCTTCTGGTGCAATATATTTTTTAGGAAAGGGTTCATGCGTATAATTTTTTGGTTTTAGATATGTTTCATAGGGTAATATACGATAAATTAAATCAGTTTCTTCACCTGTTACAGATTTTACCAGTTCAATAGGCTGTGGAGAAAGTCTAAATTTACTTTCATCTAATTTATATTCTACTTCATCGAATCCAGCAGCCGCACCATATTGCCCACGTTTAATAGCCCATTCTTCATAAAATTCTAAACTGTCTTTATCAGCATTTCCTAAAACATCAAATAATTTTGTAAGGGCATTCTTAGTACCTTTATCTTGAATAAATCCCTGATAAAATTTATACTGACTTACATCATCATTAATAATATTTTCTAAATATTTACGTTTTTGATAGCCAATTAAATGTTGTGCTAATCGTTGTTGTTCACTATCAAAATTATCACTATCTAAATCATAAAAATCAGCAAACTGATTTGTTTTATATTCGAAGTTTGGTGTCAATCCAGATTCTGGTTTTGAGTCTAACCTTGACCATTGATTATCAATAAATGTTTCTGTGCCAGGAACTTTACTGTTTGCAGTATAATAAAATTCTTTGTGCTTTACAATATCTCCAATAAAGTAATCTTGGTTTGATTGCCAGTCTGTAATAGTTGCTTGATCATAGACAAACCCTTCTATGTTTAAACTTCCGTCCCAGTTAGTTGTTCTATATCCTAAAACCTTGATTCTTTCTTGTCTATAACCCGGCTCAGGATCATAAATCGTATCATTAAATACTGTTTTGTTATCTAATAAAACAACATGCTCTTTTTGTACACAAGGTAATTTTATTGCAAAAATTCCGTCAGCTGTATTTTTTGGTCTAAGGATAAATTCGTTAGAGTTTTGTCTATCAACTTGTACAAAATTATTAGTTAATTTTTGTCCGTCAACTTTTAACAATGTGTATCCAAAAAATCCATCAAATATATTATCAACGACACTATATTCTGTTGTAAATTTTAATTGATTTGCTCCAGGACTTAAACTTATTAAAGTTCCTTCTGCCCAATTGTGTAATGTCCAAAATGCAAATTCTTTTGTTGAAGTTTCCCAGTCGTCTACTACACTAGCACTTTTCCTAAAATTATCAAAAACAAAACCTATTGATTCTAAGTATTTTCCATAACCTTGTAAAAAATCACAAACATCTTGTATGGTCCTCAATATAGTTCCGTATGCTAATTCTAATGGTGCAAAAGAAGCAAATTCTCTTCTAAGGATAATTTCTCTTCCTCCACTAGATGGTAACTTAGGAACAGATGCAAAATTAGATTCGTCAAAAGTAGGACCCGCTAAGTGCTGTTTTGTTACACGATAATACTTTCCCGCATGCTCTACAATAGCTCCTACTGCATATGTTCTACCACCTTCAAACTCTAAGAAAGGTTCTGATGTACCGCCAACAGTAATTACAGGATCTCTATCTCTTTCAAAGTGTGGGAAATATTTAAATGCTGTCGATGAGTTATCATACCCTTTAATTTTATATCCATTTGTTCTTCTTTCAATAATCACACCGCTGTAGCTAATTGTTTTAATTGGGGCACTTTTGTTTAAGAAAATACTGTAATTTTCATCAGGTACAAATACATTACCTTCATTAAGAGGTGTTCTACTATCTAATATAAGTTTAAATTTATTTTTATCTGTATATCCACCAACTTTAAAACCTATTTGATTAGTAATTGATTTAATGTTTTGTTTGTATTCAGTATAAGAAGTAACAACATTAGATGCCATATATCCTGCGATATAATTTACTAACCCTGATGTAAAGGTTTGTGTGCTATCTAACTGTGTATTTGGAAATACTAAGTTTTGCAATTTAATCTGATTACTTTGTGTTTTATAAATTATTTGTTTAGTTAAATTTCTTACTTGATTAACTCTATCAAACCCTGTAGCTAATACTTTTGAAGGTTGGCTTAATGTCCAAGCAGTGATTAAACTAAATGGGTATTCGCTACTTCTTCTCCAAGCAGTTTCTACTGGTGCTTCATCTCCAAACTTAAAAGAGTCATCTAATCTTGCTGAGTCAAAACTTTGTGCATATCCAGAATCATTTGGACTTAACAAATTACCGTTTTCGTCAACTGGTAAATGTGCTAATAATCCGGGTCTTTTGTATTTGTTTAAAATTTTTATTTTTTTCTTAGGTTCTCTAACAACGCCATTTTGTAAATCTGTCCATAATACTAAATTGTCTCTAGTATACGGAGCAGGTCCATACTGTGTTTTCCACCAATTCGGCATTTTTGTAAAGCCCAACATTTCCCAAGGATGTGTATGTGGTCTGTCAGTATCATATGCATCTCTATAAACTCCTCGCCAAAAGCCTACTAGCTGTTTATTATTAGGTGATGATGCTGATGAATAATTAAATGTCCACGTATTAGTCCTATTATGAAAATCGTTTACCGTGTAGTCTTTGTCGACTAAATTAGTCCATTGTATAAAGTCTGATAACATTGGATTGTCAACTGATGCTTTATTGAAATCAGTAGTTCTATATTCGCCGCCTTGGAAATTATGAATATCAAACAAATCTGTGTCGTAACCAATCTTGATGTTATTAAAAATTCTTAATTCTAATTCTAAAATAAGATTGTCTCTATAATCTTTATAGGCTACAACTTTACTTCCATCGTGTCCTTGTATTACAGGCGTGCCTTCTATCCATTCATTTATGTTTCCGCTAGGATCAGTTGTGCCGTGATTTGCACTACTACTTGGCATATAAAATGTTCTGTTGAGTCCTACAAAAGTATGTGTATGAGCTGTACCAGCGCCGCCTTGCTCTGTATCATTTGCTATTGCTTCTGCTTGTGTGGCATATAAAGGCCAAAACCAACCTAGTTTTCCTGCACCCATTTGATCGGAACCAGCTGTTCCATAAAATTTATATGCACCAGATGGTGATACTGGACCTTCACTCTGTGTGGTATTATCAATATATAATTCTGGTTCGTAGCTAGGATATAATCCTAACTTTGTCGGAGTTGGTGGTACGTAACTACCGTTAGTTGTTTCATACTCGTAAATGTCAAGCAAATCACCTTTTACTTTACTAGCTGTAACTCTACAAAAACCTTCACTGTTAAATACATAATCTTTATTGTGTATAAGTTGTTTGTTGTTTAGATATACTTGTACTGAATCTCTACTTGCAGTACTAAGACTAAAAACTTTAGACAGAGCAAAATATTCTTCTGTATTATCATCAATTTCATGAGTAGTTTTGTTGAAGGATCCTTGTGGTACCATATCTGAAAAGTAAAATGGCATTGAATTTATCTTGTCTTTATTAAGCTCAGCCATTATTTTATCTACATGTTCTTTGGTAGGACCTTCCCACCCTAAGTCATGTGCAACTTGTAGAAATAATCTTTTAAATTTTCCATACTCTCTTCTTGCATAACGCATTGCTGATATTAAATTTGAATCTTTATCTAACACACTATACATTGCAAGATTTAAAGGAGAACTATGTTTTACAAATCTATTTCCAAATCTAGTAACATCGCCTAAATCCCGTAAATTACTTGATCCAGGAAACTTCCCCTTAAAGTCTGATAAATCTTCTACTATACTAGATACATGATTGTTTACCTCTCCTACAGTAAACTCATTAAGATTATTGTTTAAAGGATTTCTTTCTAAATTACTTGGGAAATCATAATAACCATTATCATTCTTTTCCGCTACTGAAGAAGTTTTTAAAACAACTTTGTCTCCAACAGTAAGTCCTGTTGCGGAGGTAAATGCTGGAGTTAAAAATGTAACTGTAGTTAAATTATTTGCTGATGTACCTAAAGTATAATCTATATCTTTAAATTTTAGTTCGTTATTTAAAGATACTGATAAATTTAAATCTGCAAGCGATCCACTATTTTCGTAAACATCAACCTCAAATGCTGTTGTAGTATTATCAAATACATACTGCCTAATAACAGGTTGCTTACTATCTGTAGGAGCCTTTGTCCAAGCATTAGCATTTGTATATTTTGCAATAGCAGAGTATTTTTGTAGAAATCCTACATCTGTATTCTTAAAGTATAACTGACTTCCAATTAAGTATTCAAACAATTCTGTAAGTAAGTCAAACTTAAATGTAATATCGCCTACATTTGTTATTGTTCTATATGATAGTACTAGCCCAACTTCACTATCTGCTGTACCTACAGTTCCTTCTTTATAACTAAAAATTTTATTACCTTTAAAAGTAGAAGAATTATATACTGTTGTATCACTAAAACTTTTATTATTTTCGTCAAATAAATCAAACAAAGGTGCTTGGTTAACTTTAGTTTTAGTTTGTGCTAGTTTCCATTCAGTGCCATTGTAATAATACATTAACCCTTTATAGGTATTTCCTTGACTTACTAGCACTACTTCGTTTATTACTGGTTTAGAATCTGTTACTTCAATTAAAGAAATTTGCTTTATATTTTGATCTACTTCAATTTCTGGTCCATCAAATTTAAAAAATTTGACTTCAAAAATTCTTCCTTTTACTAACGGATCAGGGTCAGCTGTAAATAAAATTCTCATACCATCAATTAGATCTACGCCATCGATATTGTATCCTGTGCTACCTTCTATAGTAGAGAATACATCTTTAGTATGTGTATCTAAAAGATTTACATTAGCTTTTGTTTGCGTACCAAAGTCAAATAACTTTAGACCTTTTTCAAATTCAATTATTGGTCTTTTTGCTCTAGCTGATTCGTCAATATTAACTGGTTGTTCATTTAATGTTGCACTTTGTTCAATAATAGATTTATGAAACCATCTATTATATCTACTCCATAAATTACCATCATTAGCTTCACGAGTAATAAGCATATAATCTCTTACTGTAGGATAACCTATAGCAGTATCAAAAGGCTGTCTATCAAATCCTTGATCATCAAAATCTACATTTACATCACTTACAAATGCACTAGGAACTGTTAATTCGTCTTCATTGATTAAAACAATTTTGTCACCGACACCTTCAACATAATATTCACCAGTGGCATATGTTGTAGGTGTTACATCTCCTATAAACTTAATTTTCATTCCGTTACTAAGATCAAATCCTGCTCCGGTAGTATATGTTTTTTTGCCTAAGACTTCTGCGTCAATATCAATCGCAGAGGATTCTTCTATATTAGCAATTTTAATAAGCCCTGCAGCTTCTATATCGTTATCTGCAACATAATATAATATGTTTGGTGTAGTATCAGTAGGGGTAAATGTTATCACCCCTTCTTCTGTCCCTTGATTATCAATATTGTTTTCACTTGCAGACAACGTAAATGAATCATCTAAAGTACGCTTTGTTCTGATTGTAAACGGTAGTCCTGGTGTGTTTATATCAAATTTATAAGTAACTCCTCTGAATAACTTTATTGTAGGATTTTGTGTAAGCCCATCAGGTGAAAATACGTAACCAAAATTATCTAAATTATCAGCTACAGTAACAGTATAAGTACTCACAACTTCAGTAGTCTGTCCTCTAACATCAATTGTTTGTGGACCACTTGGAAGCCAATAATATTCTCTAAAATTAATAAATTTATCCCAGTTAATATGGGGGTTCCAACTATAGTATTCTTGCTTGTTTGTTATACTATGGTCTTTTACTTTATCGTTAAAACTACGAAGTTGATTCATATAATCATTGTAGTCTTTATAAAATTTTACAGCACCTAAATTATCCTTAATCACTGCTGCTGGTTCAAATTGATAATTCTGTCTACTGTCTGAAAAGTCACCTATATAGTTGTCATCTTTGTTAAAAGATGCTGCGGTTTCGCGACCATAATATCCATTTAGCTTTTCAACTACGCCAGGTTGAACTAATTGGTCTATAGTGCTGCTTAAAAATTTACTATTACTGACTGTTCTAAAATACTTAGGAAGATGTTGTTCTGTTTTCCTTTTAGCGTTAGGATCAGCTGTTCCGTCTTTTTGATTGTTATCAAAAGCCATTAGTAACCTCCGCTACTACTTGAACCTGAGCTACTTGACGAACTACTTGAAGAACTACTTGAAGAACTACTTGAAGAACTACTTGAAGAACTACTAGTGCTAGATGAACTTGTAGTAGTTGTACCAGTTGTGTTTGCCGCAGTTGTTGTTGAACTTTGTATACCAGCAGATACTCTAGTGCTTGATGTAACAACAGTACCGTCTGCTCGTAACCTTGTTGCTGTAACTGCATCTATAACATCAACATTATCCACTGTTGCACCGCTTATAAAAATTTCATCGCTTTCTGATTTAATCTCAAACAAGCTACCAAATACCTGTGATGACTGTGTTGGCACTATAATAAAAGTAACTAGATCTGGTGTCATTTGTGACATTACATAATTTGCCATTTCTGAGAAGAAAAACTTATCTCCAAAGTCCCAGTTTTCAAGTGCGAAATATTCATTGATTGCAGCAACAATTCTAGATTTTATATCGTTATCGTTTAACACAAGATCTGGATTTTTTACTACTTTAAATGTTGCTTGCAAATCTGTATCCGCCTTTGTTCCAAATAATACTTTATACTTAACTGGATGATATATTATTTCATCAGATAATGATTTTATTTTAGATAACTGTGTATTATACGATAATGCTAACGCATCAGAACTTGGAGGTAACGGTAAAGTTCCTGCACCATTTAAAAATAATCTAAAATCTGTGTCATAACTTTTTGTTAAAATATAAGTATCAATTAGATTACTTGCACTTGGATCAATCCTAGAACTGTCATCTGCTCCGTGAATATAATGAAACGTAATTTCATCTCTACCAACCCTAGCTCTATAATCAGTTGTTTGTTTTAAAATACCTTCTGTACTGTCATAGATTTTAAAAATGTTAGTTGATGTAAAATAAAATAATTGTCCATTAGTATATGTGCTCAAAGCCGCTAAAGAACTTTCAGCACTTAGAACATTTATATTCAAAGAACTTGCTGAAATATAATTAAAATCTTCTACTCCGTCAGTTGTAGTAACTTTTTGCTGGAAAATATACTTAGTCAAAGGATTTGTAGTTTCATCAACAATAGTGTCAAAAATATCAGGATCGTCTACAGCACCATCGTCATCAGTATCAAAAAATGAAATTTCAATCTTTTTACTATCAACATATCCTTCTGCATCTCTATATTCCTCTGTAAGTTCCCAATCATAGTTAACTGTAAAAGGTAGAGCACTATCTGGTTGTGTGTTAATATTTAAAATACTAATCTTATCTTTAACAATTTTTCCTGTTAAATTATTATAAATCTTATCTGTCTTATCAAAGTAAAATCTCATTTCTTGGTTACTTTCAAAAATATATCTCATACCTCTATTCTTAATAGTATACGTTTCACCATTTGTTTCAAATAATAAAAGCCAGCTTGCATCTAATTGTTGATTAGATATGTCTCCTGTTTTACCTGTACTAAACGGTGCAGTGACATTAAGATTATTTTCTGTTACTATTCTCCAGGATTGAGTATCAGTGCTATACCGTAATCCAAATGTTTTATAAGCAAACACTTGATCAATTAATTGCGTTGCTACGTCAGTTTCTAATGAACCTGATAATCCAGGAATAATTTCAGCTAGTTTAGATCCTGTTGGAATAATATCATTTAAAGAAACCGGTCCTGCGCCTGTAGTTGCAATTACTGTTCCGTCTCCTGTTACTGCTGCTATTTTTACCCATTTATAATCTACAACACCTTTTTTACCTTGATATCCTGTATTGCTTACTAAGTCAGTATTTAAAAAACTTTTTCCTGTTGGTGGTAAAAATTTAACTAATGATCCTGGAACTATTAACTTCAATAATGACGAAGTAAAAGTTCCTAGTTGAGATATAACATCTGCAGAATTTTTAAAATATCCTGTGCTTAAATTTGTTGTTTTAGTTGATTGTGTCCAAGTAATACCTAAGTCAACAGTTGAAATTTTTGGAAAATTATTATAATAATAATTTCGAACTTTCCTGTCTCGTAAGATAGGCTGTATAGTGTTTACTATTGCTCCTTCAACATCAGTTTTTGTTACAAAAGTAAATGTTGTTTTTGGTTCTAAATTTTCTTTAAACAGTACACCGTCTGTTCCATATAAGTTTGTTTTACTATATTTTCCTGTTGCATCAATTAAATCGAAATACCTAGATATTCCACTTGAGGTTCTGTTAATAGATTTAACTTTAATAATTTCTTGGCTAACTCCTAATGGTGAAATTTGGTAGTCTTCACCTGTTACCATTCTATTTTGCGTATAATATGTTGACGGAGCATTTTGTTTAATGCTTGCGTTTGATTCGCTCTCTGTTGAATTATCAACTGTATATTTTAATTCATACGTAAGTGTTAATGTTTCGATTTTATCTGTCTTAGACAAATAAGGTATTGAAACAGTTATACCTCTCATATCGTCTGGAGTAATTATTACTCTTTCATTTTTGCTTACTCTATAAAATACGCGGAAACTACCTTTAGGTAAATTGCCGAATACTCCATCTGAAAACATTAAACTAATTCTATCATCTACTCTAGTTAATACTGCATAAATGTTATTGACACTTTTACTTAAACTATTATATACAACATTGTTTCCTTCTACAGAATCTACTTTAGTCCATAGTTCTTGTTCAGCACCAAAAGAATCTAATTTATACAGCCAAACATCAGAATTATTAACATTAGTAGCATCAATGGAAACTACTTGATTAGTGCTAGGAGATGTAATGTTGAATACACCTTCGTCTATTGCGCCTTCTCTAAAATGATTAAAAAATCCTGTATTTGAACTAGCACTACCTCTGCCGTCGTCTCTGTATAAAAATGCAAAATTATTTCCGGGGAAAGGAGCTTCTTCTTGTATAACTTTATCAACTACGTCTGTTGATGTAATCTCAAATCTTACAGATCGTCCGTCTATATTTTTTGCAAAACTGTATACTGGAACTTCAGTGTTTGTACTTAACATTCTATACTGTTCAGTAGGAATACCGTTTGCAGTATCCTTTTTAATAGGGCGACCAAATTTTGCATTAACAGGTAAAGTTGAATTCATTACTTTTACAAATTGTTCATACCAGTCAGGATTTGTAGGATCATTCCATACAACTGTTTGGTTTGCTAAATTTACATTGTTGGAATCTAGTATTTCTTCTGTTGTGCTTACACTTTCAACCTTAAGTAATCCGTTAGCAGCTTGATTACGCTTTGGATTATAAGAGAGTAACCGTGCTAAACGCAAAACACTTTCTCTACGTTCTGCTAGTTCTAAGTAATTCTCTCTTGCATTTAGATCAATACGGAAGGAAATATTTTGCCCCATGTATGCAATTAAGTCAATCAATGCTAAGTATTCGCTAGATTCAATATAATCGTTAAAATCTTCAGGGTAATTTTCTCTAAGATAATTAATCATAGTACGGCGAAGATTATCAAAGTCGTAACTCTGAAAATCTGCATTACGGAAAGATTGGTAGACTCGTCTCCAGTCTTCTGCAAGTAATAATCTATTCTGTCTATCTGTCGCCGGCATATATAATATTCCTTATTGTACTATTTATTGCATATAGTAAAGTACGTACATAATTAGGACTTCAAAAAGCCCGCATCTTCGTCAAATCTCATTCGTAAAGTTTCTGAGATATTAAATGGAAGATATGTAATAGTACATTCAATTTGTATTCCTTGTTCATATTGATCAATAACAATTTTGTCTACATTTGTTCTTGGATCACTGTTAACTATTTTTGTAACATTTTGTATTATTGCGTCTTTTAAAGTTTCAGTTAATGGTTCAAATAATGCGTCCCAAATAATTGTACCGAATTCAGGATTACTTAACTTTTCTCCTTGGCGTATATGAAAATGATTAATAAGGTCTTGTTTAATTAATGAGATATCATAAAGGCTTACAGTATTGTTGTCTGGATTGACTGTACTCATACCCCTATATGTAGTTTTAGAACTTGTAGATTCTATACTTTTATTACCCGGAACTGTAATTTCTGCGTAAATTTTCTTTTCTCTTGAACTCATAACGTATTTACCTTAGGTTAATCACCAACATTAACATCAGGAGATCCTCCTGCTGTCTCTGGATTACAATGCGGTGGAATAGGACATATACTATCAGGATTAGCTTGATCAGGCGTGTGATTTACTACAAGTAAGTTATTAATAAAAACCTGTTTTGATCCAGCTATTAAATTGCCGCCACCGTGTGTATTTGGATCACCATCAACCGAAACTAATAAATTATTAGCATATACTTTGCCTTGACCAGAAACTGTAGTTGTTGCTCCGCAGGATCTTCCATCAGTATCTCTATGAACAGCTGGCATTATGTTGGTCCCATCGCTGAAGAGCCAGGTGCTTTTTCTGCACATTTCTTTTTCATTGTATCATTCTGAGCTGCTTTCAACTCCGCTTGTGCTCTAGTATCTGCGACTGATGTAGATGTTGTACCTTTAGCTGTGCCTGTTGGATTAACAATAGCAAGAGTAGCATCAGTGTTTACAGGAGTATGTGCATTAGGAAGATAGTTTTCATGTCCTGCCCAAGGTTCCGCCTGCGGTGATCTTGTTGGAACTTTAGCTGATCCTGCTTTGGCGGCTGGCGGACCGTTCATATCAATTTTATCTGCTGTTTCTAAATGATGTTTACTTGTAATATTACTTGTACCTCCACATGTAATCTTACCATCTTTACCTACCATTATTTCCCAATTGCCAGCTACTGCTGTTTGTTTGATATCGGTTGCTGCTGTAAAGTTAATATTTCTGCCAGCTGTAAAGTTAATATCTCTATCAGCAGTAATGTTATAATCATTCTCTGTATGCACACTTACGCTATCTTTAGCATAAATGTCTATTTTACCGTTTGAAGTTAATTCTATCCAAGTTGTGCCTCTTGCATTTCCGATATAAATTAAATCTTCAGAATTATGCATTAAAATTTGATGGCCAGTTCTTGTTTTTAAACGTATTAATTCGTTTTGAGGAATTGCAGGATCACCTCCCATTTCCATACTTTCTACATTTGCGTATTCTGGACCTGAAGTTGACGCTGAACCTTTACGTAAAAAATTAGCATCGCCATCGTCCATAACAAACGAAGAACCGCCTAATCTAGATGAAGGGACTTGTGTCTGAGAACCTGTATTGCCATATTTAAATTTTGGTGCTCCTGGTCGTCTATCATATGGTCCTGGTGTGTTCCAACCAAAAACCATACTTGGCAATTCTCTCCTAGCACTAGAAGAACTTAATCCTCTTGTGTTATCTTCAATTAGTCCTGATGATTTTAATTGTGTTTCAAGATCAACATTTACAGGCTTTACAAATTTTGTAGGATCTTGTCCTTTATGTTTTTTTAACTTTTTATTATATTCACCTACTGGAAGATTTTTTGTTTTATCTTTATCATTAAAAGTTGTAGCAGCATTTCCTGGAATTTGGAAGTTCATATATTCATCAGGGACACACCCCAACCAATATCCCATATTAATTTTGCCTTCAACAAATATTACTAATACTAAATTTCCTATATCAGGTGGCACAGCCCACATGCCATAGCTTTGTTGTGAATACTTGTATCCTTCATTGTCGCTATTTGCACTATACGGAGTAACTCCATAAAATCCTGGAAGATATTTTACTTGTGCAGTTTGCCCAGTAGTCGCTGTGTTGTTTCCTTCTTCAGTAGTTTTTAAAATTTCAACTTCTAATCCGCCCATGTAACTAGTATCAAGATGACTTACAATTCTTGCTAGGAAAGGACCTGGATCTCCTTTAAGATCAACACTACTGGTTCTTGATTCTACTGCCATTATGACCCTCCATGATCCACACCTTTGTCAATTTTGCTTTCTTCGTTACCATCAATGTAAAGTGCATTACCAGTATCTGCAGCTGGTGGATTAGTAATGTTAAGACCTGCAGCTGTTTTAGTTTTTTGTGCTGGATTTTCAGATTTTTTAGGTTCTTGTTGATTTCTGCGCCTGACTAATTTAAGAGTTTGTTCAAACTTTCCTCCACTGAACTCACTTTGAACACCAATGCATTGATATAATCCACTAAATGCTTTTGTAGGTACTGTTTTTCCGTTGAACTGCATAAATCCTTCTTCGTTCAAATCAAATGGTGTTCTAAAATTTAAAATACAATCTATTTCAGAACTTTGGAAGTCGGCGCTTCCGTCTTTTGTAATGTTAATAAATTCAGTTTGCTCTGCTGTATAATTTCCGGCACCGCTATCATTGAGCCAAAAAGGATCTCCCCATATTTTTAACTCAACTTTAATTAAATCTACAGGACTATCTAACAATGCTTCGTTGAACTGACGAGCAACTTGTGTTTCGCTCCATTCTTGTCCACCACCGCCTCCTGGTGCAAGAGTTTTCTTTGCTTGCTCTGTAACTTTTGCTATACCTTCTGGAGGTAAAACTTTTGCATCGCCAGGGTTTTGTTGATTAGATGATTCTTTATCTGAAGCTACTGCTGTTCCTTGTGAACTAGTTTTACTATCTTTAGATGCTTGTCCTTTTTGTGCTCCAATACCAACAAAAAATGCATTGTTAAATTGTATATCAAAATCTAACACATCTTTATTTTTTCCTGTGTATATATAATTGTACTCTTTAGCGGCTTGTAATTTTAACTGTTCTATCTTAGGTGTTGCTTTACTTGGAGATGCAAATCTTCCAGCATTTGCCTTATAAGGTACGACCCTAAATAAAAATATTTTTGGGTTCTTGCCTGTAGAGTCTACAGTAGCAGCATCGCTTGTTTCAAACACTTGTGATTCAATTTTAAACCAATCTACCATGTTATTTTTATCTGTATTTTTTAATCTTTCTTTTAACCCTCTACCGTACTCACTTGCAATAATAATTTCTTCAATAATATCTTGTATTTTTGTACCCGACTTAAACTGAAAAGTTCTTACTGTTTCTGGTACTTGACATTTTGCCCTGCATACTACTCCGTTAGACATTGTTGCAACATTAGGTTCTGTTTGCGGTTTTGTTCCAGCATCGTTTTTTGACTTAACTATTTTTGCTTGTCCAATTGAATTTATATTTTCAGGATTTTCTGCATACTTTCTTATAGTTTCTCCAACTTCTGATCTTTGTATTGTAATACCCAACAACTTGTTTATAGTTTCGTCAAACTTTTTAGGAACATCTCCTGCTTGTATTCCAGCAATACTTTGAAATATTTCTTGTTTTCTTTCTTGGCTTAAATCTTTTAATTCTCCTTCTGCAGGAGTTGTAGTAGTTGCGCCGGTTGCTGATTCACTAGGCTTACCTAATATTGCTTCTTTAGCACTACTTCTGTCTTTAGGAAACATTATTATATATTGATCTGTTTTACTAACTTGTTTGGCTTCTTTACCTTTTAATAATCTTTCGTTTAACACACTTGTTAAACTTTTTCCTCCGGTTTGTAAAAGTTCTTGTACAGTACTTCCAGATAAATTCAAATCGTTTTTAGTAGATTGTGTGTTATCACCAAATCCTTGATCATTATGTTTTACATATGCTACATCATAAGTACTCCCCTGCTCTGTAACATTAAAAGTACTATTAATAATATGTATTGGAAAATATCTAGTAGTTCCAGGTACCTGACTTACATTGCCGTTATCGTCATATCCTTTAAAATGTAAAGTTAGCATAAAAGGAGCGTCAATATAATTTTTATACCCGCAACTTAGTGCTGCAACTTGCAATGTTTCGTAGAATAATCCCATACTATATGGTTCAAATATTTTAAAAGATCCGTTAATAGCATCAGCTTGTTTTGTACCTTTATTGTGTGTAATTACTGTATTGACTTCAACATCATCTATATAAAATTCTACGCCGCCTAATGCAAGCTCTGTAGCTGTTTTAACTTTTTGTGCGCCAGAACCGCCTGATCGACAAATAATTTTTTTTGGTCCGTATCGTCTGTAAGTAGCATCTGGTCTGTTTAATTCGTCAACTGTCAAGCATGATAATGTCCAAATATAATTTACACTTGCATAAGGTTCTAAAGGATTAGGAAAAGGAGGTGCACCTACTGCTCTAGATAACACAGTTCTAAAAAAACTTGTAAATAATTCAGGGCCTGATAGAGAATTTGCTAGTGTTTCAACAGTTCTAGCCTTTGACTCTATAGCACCTTTAATTTCACTAGCAGAGCCTTCAACTGCACTTCTAAGTCCGTTGATATCTATGTTTGGGCTTATTAAAAAAGGATCCAACTTATCCTCCTAAAACTTCTGTTAGCTTTGATCCTTGAGGGAGGTAAATTTTTGTACCTGTAGTCATGTCATATACAGGATCTTTTATTAAATTCATGTTACGTTGAGCAAATACCCACCATAATTTTGTTGATCCGTAAAGATCGTATGCTAATAAGTCTGGCCTATACTGATATTGTGATTCTATAGTATAAATTATATCGTCATCATATGCAGGTACAGGTCTAATACTTAGAATATCTAAATATTGACCGTTTACAACGTTAGTATTAGCGTAAGGACTTTCGTTATCATAAGTAGCCATTAAATAAATCCATCTCCGTCTACAAGGCTTCCACCGTTAACAAAATCATCAAGACTAAATTTTGCAACTTTGCGTCTGCTGTAAATTGGTTGACAAGTTACCGATATCATACTAGAAATTGGTACCCAAGATCCTTTTGGACCTATATCAACTTTCATGTAATCAACATCTGGTTCTAAGTTAACTGTAAAGTTTGTAATAATAACAGGAACATTAGGTAAAACATAATCACCATACCCAGTTAATTTTACAAGAGGTGGTGGTGATCCTTGATTACTGGTATCACCGTATGCCATTTTAGTAACGGAACGTAAATAATGTACAGCTGCAATCCAATATAATCCTTCAAGAGTATTTTCTATCATAAAATGTCCGGTTACTACCATTGCTTTCGGATCTGAGTTCTGATATGCAAAATAAGGATAATTACTATGTACAGGGGTAACAGCCTGATATGCTGCATCATGTTGCATCATAATTTGTGGAGTATATGGAAAAACCATACCGCCTGTTTCAGCTAAAGGTGCTAATAAAGGACTGCTTTGCATTGTGGACGGAATACTTAATTTGACACGCCAATCATATTCGGATGAAGATCCAAAGGTTGCACCTACGATGCCTTTTGCTCTTGGATTTGCACCCGGTAACAAATTTAATGCTCTGGCAGCTTTACCAAAACCTGTATCAGATAAAAAATCAGTAACACGTTGTACTGCGCCGCCGGTGATTCCTTCACCTATGTTTAATGCTTCTGAACCAACTGTTGCAGATACGCTTGCAGCCGCATTGGCTAATTGTCCGCCGGTTGTTGCTAAAGCACTTCTAATTGTTGAATTTATTGTTGCCATATTTTTGGTAACTCCTATACATTATTTAGTTGACAAAATTAAGTACATACATTATAATAGAGTATAACCTGGAGAAAAAATGAAAAAAGTAAATTATTTAAACAATAAGGATATATTATCCGAAATACATAAATCAAAAGGTACGTTTAGTAGCTTCACTGATGACTCTTATCATCAGTACGATGTAATTTTACCTAGTATAGATAGAATAAACATACGTACTATAGCTGAAGCAAAAAGAAATAAAGCTAAAAGACTTGGTTTAGCTGACTATGATAGTAAAAAAGCACAAGGTATTAAAGTAAAACTTGCTGAATGTGAAGTAGATTATAAAAAAATTACTAAACAAGAACTAGTTTTTAGAATTATGACATTTGAACATATTCCTGAAGAAAAAGGTAGAAAGAAAAATCCTAAAACAATAGCCGATACTAAAGTAAAGTTAAATTTTCCACCATATCAACACTATAAATTTAATGAAAATGATGAACTAGTATGTGTAGGGAAAAGTCATTGGACTGGTGGTATGGAAAACGGATATTTTACTAAGTCTGAAGGACAAGCTACTCCGAAACTTGCCAATATGTGGATCAAGTTATGCGAACGGTATGCTACAAGAGGTAATGTTCGTGGATATACTTATAACGATGAAATGAAGGGGCAAGCAATTTTACAATTAGCACAAATTGGTCTACAGTTTGATGAATCAAAATCTAATAACCCATTTGCATATTATACTGCGGCTGTGACTAATAGTTTTGTAAGAGTTATCAACTTAGAAAAACGTAATCAAAATATTAGAGATGATATTTTAGAACAAAACGGAATGGATCCAAGTTATACTAGACAGCATTCGGGCGAATGGGAAAGCTACATGAAAAGAGAAGCAGAAGCCAGAGCTAAACAAAATTAACTGTTGACTTTTAGTTAAAAATACCGTATAATAACAATGAGATACAAAAGGAGCAGGTTTGTTTAAGAAAGCAGCAGTATTCACTGACATCCACCTCGGATTAAAAGGCAATAGTAAAGTACACAACGACGATTGTGAGGAATTTGTAGATTGGTTCATACAAAATGCAAAAGATAACGGTTGTGAAACTGGTATCTTTTGTGGTGACTGGCATCATAATAGAAATTCGTTAAACTTAACTACAATGGACGCAACAATACGTTCAATGGAAAAACTTGGTCAGTCATTTGAACAGTTTTTCTTTTTTGATGGTAACCATGATCTTTATTATAAAGACAAAAGAGACGTTAATTCAACAGCGTTTGCTAAACATATTCCTGGTATTACCTTTATTGACGAAATCACTACAGTAGATGATGTAACACTAGTTCCTTGGCTAGTTGGTGAAGAATGGAAAAAAATAAAAAATATAAAAAGTAAGTATATGTTTGGGCATTTTGAACTTCCTAGTTTTTATATGAACGCTATGGTACAAATGCCTGATACAGGCGAGTTACAGGCTTCGCACTTTCATAATCAAGAATATGTGTTTAGTGGACACTTTCATAAAAGACAAAAACAAGGATCAGTACATTATATAGGTAATGCATTTCCTCATAACTATGCCGATGCATGGGACGATAAACGTGGAATGATGATACTAGACAGAGAAAATAATAAAGAACCAGAGTATATTGATTGGAAAGACTGTCCAAAATATAGAACTACAACATTAAGTAAACTATTAGACCCTAAACAAGATATCATTAAAAGTAAAATGTACTTAAGAGTTACTATTGATGTGCCTATTAGTTACGAAGAAGCAAGTTTTATTAAAGAAACATTTATTAATCAACACAAGTGTAGAGAAATAAGTTTAATTCCACAAAAACAAGTTGAAGAAATATCTACCGAGTTAGATATTCAACAATTCGAATCCGTCGATCAAATAGTTGCAGGCGAAATTGCCGCAATTGATTCTGATAACTTTAACAAGAAAACACTTATGGACATTTATAGCGACCTATGATAGAGATTAAAGACCTAACAGTAAAGAACTTCATGAGTGTGGGCAATCAAACCCAGGCTGTAGATTTTAACCAGCAACAATTAACCTTAGTACTAGGTGAAAACTTAGATCAAGGCGGAGATGATAGTGGATCACGTAATGGTACTGGAAAAACTACTATCATTAATGCATTAAGTTATGCATTATATGGACAAGCACTTACAAACATAAAACGTAATAATTTAATTAATAAAACTAATAGTAAAGGTATGCTAGTTACACTTCATTTTGAAAAAAATGGTGTTGACTATCGTATTGAAAGAGGACGTGGACCAAATTTACTAAAATTTTATATTAATAGTCAAGAACAAGAAATGACTGACGAAAGTCAAGGTGATTCTCGTAAGACTCAAGAGTTTATAAATGACTTGTTGGATATGAGTCATGATATGTTCAAACATATTGTTGCTCTAAATACATATACTGAACCGTTTCTTGCAATGCGACAAAATGATCAACGTGCAATCATCGAACAGTTGCTAGGTATCACTATACTATCTGAAAAGGCTGAGTCGTTAAAAGAACAAATTAAAAAAACTAAAGAACTGGTTACTGAAGAAACTTTAAAGATTGAAGCAATACAAACTGCTAACGAGAAGATCAATGCAACTATTGAAAACTTACAAGGTACTCAACGTGCTTGGATATCTAAAAAAGATCAGGACATTAAAAAACTACAAGGTAGTATAGACGAACTAGAACATGTAGATATTAACATTGAACTTGAGTCGCATGAAAAATTAAGTACGTGGAACGATCATAATAATAAAATTATGGCTCTTAAAAAAGAATTAAGTACGTTAGAGCCAGCACTACAACGTGCAGACACGTCTGTAGATAAAGTTGTTAAAGATATCTCTAATCTTGATGATGCTACTTGTTATACTTGTGGACAATCGTTACAAGATGATAAAAAAGACGAAATATTAGAAAAGAAAAATAAAGAACTTGAAGATGCAAAGTCTTATGCAGATGAAATAAAAGTAAAATGTACTGAAGTGATGACTAATCTTGATGAGATTGGTGATATTAATGGTAAGCCTAATACGTTTTATGAAACTGCTAAAGAGGCATATGAGCATAGACAAAATGTCGACAGCCTAAAGCAGTCATTGTCTAATAAAGAACAAGAAATTGATCCTTACCAAACACAAATTGATGAATTAAACAATAGTGCAGTACAAGAAATTAATTGGGAGGCTGTAAATCGACTTGATAATTTTAAAGAACATCAAGAGTTTTTACTAAAACTGCTAACAAACAAAGATTCGTTTATACGTAAGAAGATTATTGATCAGAATCTTGCATATCTAAACAATAGACTTACTTACTTCTTAGATAAACTAGGACTTCCGCATCAAGTTGTATTCCAGAACGACTTAACAGTTGAAATTACACAGCTAGGACAAGACCTAGACTTTGATAATCTAAGTAGAGGTGAACGTAATAGACTTATACTAGGCATGAGCTTTGCATTCCGTGATGTGTGGGAAAGTCTATATCAAAAAATTAACTTATTGTTTATTGATGAGCTGATTGATAGTGGCATGGATACTGCTGGTGTTGAAGGTTCGTTGGCTGTTCTTAAGAAAATGGGTCGTGAAGGTAAGAAGAATGTATATCTTATCTCACATAAAGATGAACTTGTTGGGCGTGTTAACCATGTACTAAGAGTTGTAAAAGAAAACGGCTTTACTAGTTACGCAAACGACATAGAAATTGTAGAATAGGTACTAAAATGGAAGACGATATCCATGATAAACTTATAAAAGCATACTTAGAGTATTATAAAGCAAATGAAGCATTTGAAACTAGACTCTCACACCGTACTCATGCAAGTAGTAGACGCTGGTTACGTGAAATTAGACGTTTAGCAAAACTACGTATGGAAGAAATACATACAACGTTCAAAGTCAAGAAAGGTCAGGACGAACCAGAGGCCTAGGTAAGTACAGAATGCAATGGACTTATCGAGGAGAAGAAATAAAGCAATTACCTCAAGATTGCGAAGGATTTGTATATCTTATTACAAATCTTACTAATAATCGAAAGTACATAGGCAAAAAACTAGCAAGATTTAAAACAACTAAGCCACCACTTAAAGGCAAAAAGAATAAAAGGCGCGGACACAAAGAAAGTGATTGGAAAGATTATTGGGGATCATCAGATCATTTGAATGCAGACGTGCTGAAACTAGGCAAAGATAGCTTTACTAGAGAAATTTTACATTATTGTCCAAGTAGAGGCGTATTAAGTTACATAGAGGCAAAAGAACAGTTTGATCGCAGAGTATTAGAAACAGATGAATACTATAATGGTATTATCAATGTGCGAGTGGGCAGTTCAAAAATCTTAACAGAACATCTTAAATCACTTTAGGCAAACTATAGAACACTGATTGGTCGAGAAGCTCGACTCACCTTGAGGACATATGACATATGTTCAGATTCTGGTGTCGTTCAACAGGCTGTATGCTACGAAAACCCCTAGCACTAGGAACGAGGCAGGGGATAATACGGTATAGCGTAAATTTTAATAATTTACGGTGTAGCGTATGATATCGACGTAGGTTGGGAAAGGTCAGAGC